CCAGTTGGTAAAAGCATACGTGAAAAAAGATTATTCATTAACAAAGACATTAAAGAATCATTAATAAATGAATTAAGAAACCAATTCGGTTACATCCATCCCTTAAAAGAAAAAATGAAAGAATACCCTTCACCGGATTTATTAGACAGTACTGATTATGCCCATATGGGAGTTATGAAGATTTTAGAAAACAAGACAAGGGTGACAATATTATGATTTATATAAATAACTCGAATGACGAACTTGCAAAGATAAGCAAGAGCGTATCAGAATCATTAAACAATAGATTAACTGGTAGTACACAGGATTTGGAATCAACAACACAATACATTAATCCACCTGTCCCATTCACTACCTGTGAATATATCTATACAAATTGCGCTGACGTCTTCAATGCATGCAACATCTTAAAGGATGACTTACTGCATGGGGACATTGAAGTATATGATAAAGAAGATAATGCTATCAAAAGCATTACCAACATCTTAAATGAGAATAAAGATGAATTAAAAAACTTAATTATTGATTATAATTTTGCAGGTTGCGCAATACTTGAATATGGTTTCAGTGAAAGGGAATTCTTTGTTAATCAGTTACCAATCAGTACCTGCAGATTCGTTAAGACCGGACAGGGCATTATTGTTGAACAGAAACTCAACAATACCAAACATTACTTTAAAATCATGGGTGAAGATTACCCAATTGATTTCACACATTACGATAAAAAGAAACTCGGATATTGTACTGTCTTCAGCGGCGATAACATCTACAGTTTATTCAAGGTTCCTAAATGGTATCCATTGCAAAAGAAGATATTAACCAGTATTGGAATTGATGACAATAACTATAACACTGTTGTCAATGGTAACATAAGCAATAGCTTATTAATTATTGGTGTTGAACCGGAATACAAGTTTGATGAGGAAAATGACTCTACACTAGTCAGAGCGAAAGCTATTAAAGATGAATTAACATCTGGTAATGGTGTAGGAGTTGTTTTTGCGGAATCTAATAAACCAATCACTACAGATTATGTGAAATTCGATGGTAAGAATAATAAGGAAGAGCAAGACATCCTTAAAGCTTGTCAAGAGGATATCTTGAATATTTACCAAATACCACGTATCCGATTACTCGACAATACCGAGACCGAATCAATGAACAGTGAAAAATCAAAGACATTATGGGAAATCTACACATTAAATCTTCAAAATATGCAAACTGATTTCTTCATATTCATCAAAGAATTCCTATATGACCTATACCGTGAAACATATACTGTCAAATGCAGTTTACCAGTCTTTGCAGATAACAAGGGAATCACCTTAACTAATCTCATAAACTTATACACTAATGATGGATTAACCCTTGGGGAATTTATTGAAGGTATTGCAGATAATACTGACTTTGTTGATCTGGATGAATATGACTTGACCAAACCGAAATATCAACTCAGGAAGTCTGAGGCCAATATTGATTTTGGAGGTTTATGATACTATGGCAGAATATGAACGTCAGGAAGGGTTTCCTGATAAGGTTCCTGAGAAAGGGAAAGAATATCATAATCGTGATTTTTTACTGGAATCTAATGTGCGGTTATGGGTGCATGAGAAATGAAAATTAACCATCTTAAACATTACAAAAGAGTTGTTAAAGCTAAAAAAGAATATTATGTCAGATTAGAAGAATATAACCGAGATATCCTAACTGATTTTCTATCTACTGGTGATTTAACAAGAGATGTAATATTCAACGATATTAAAGACCTAAACCGTAAAGCTTTAACAGATTATTATGCTAATTTGCTCACTAAATATGATTTGGACAAAACTAATCCTGTCCTTGTCAATGAAGCGCAGCAGATGATAGAACAATGTCTTGATAACATCACTGACGCTGAGACCAATCGTATTATTGATAATTGTTACGGATTCTTTGATTTGATAAACAACTATAATGTTCAAAAAGAATACCTTGAAAATCTTATCAAAACCAGTAACGATTTAAGCAAAGAATATACTACAATCAAAGAAGAAATCCGAACCGAAGCCACACCGGATTATATAATGGATTCTTATAAACGAGGTGGGCGAACCAAATATGTCTATGACCCTGAACTTGGCAAGACCAGACCGAAACAAGTAACCTATAAGAACTTGGATGGTTTCGCTAAAGACATTGAGAAATATAATATCAATACTGCAGATTATGACAGAGCATTATTGATGAATAAAGAATCTCAATTAATGGGCGAAGGTGACGTATACATTGGTAAGGAATGGATTTGGTCACAGGCGGAAAATACACGTCATTCTGGAATGGATGGAACTATTATTCCTATCCATGAGAAATTTGTTGTTATCAATGAAGTTACTGGTGAAACGGATTATGGTTTATACCCATGTGATTTTGTGAACATGGGGCCAGGGAATACTGTGAACTGTTTATGCAGTATATTGTTCCATGAAACCATTTGATTGTTTTTAGATTTTATTATTTTTAAAAAACTGATTTTATACGAGATTTGATGTTCATGTCTTTTTACATACGTGCATGTCCAATTCCATGCGGTGTAGAGGATTTAGAAGGAGACATACTTAACGAGGAAGATATCCTTGACATTTACACTAAATTCAATAATCGTAATAACATCACACTCAGACATAATGGAGTGTACTTAAACGAAGTTGAGTTACTGGAATCATATCTGACCGATGAAGAAGAAAAAGTTGCTTTGGAGGTTGTACCTAAGGGTTCATGGGTGGTGCTAGTAAAAACTGATAATCAAGAGTTAAACGAAGCCATATTAAACGGTGATGTTAATGGTGTTAGCTTAACTAATGTTATCAAGGACACATGTCCACTACGTCCTAACACCAAATATGAAAACCCTAATGATTATGATTACAGTGATGTGGATGTGAAGAAATGCGTTTACCCTCAGGATTTAAGTTTCGTCAAAAGTCCTGCTAATGCGTATGGAATTCATATTGCAGACGATTTGAATAAAATAACTAAAGAGGTTAAGAAAATGAGTTTATTGGAAGACCTTAAAAAGTTATTATCTAATTATGACGAACCAAAAACCGAAGCTGAAGAAGCAGAGGTTGAAGTAGTCGAAGAAACTATCGAGGAAGTTGAAGCTATAGAAACTGAAGCTGAAACCGAAGCTCCTACAGATGAACCTGCCGAAATCGAAAAAGAAGATAAGGTAGAGGAAACTGAAGAAGCTGAACAAGAAGCCGAAACCGAAACCGCTGAAACTGATTCTGATATTCAAGCTCAATTAGATGATATCTACAGAAGATTAGAAGAATTAGAAAGCCAAAATAATGTTGAAGCTCCTAAAATTGTTAAGGAGACTAAAAAGATTGTTGAACCGGAAACCAAACCGGTCATCGTCAAAAACTATTATGATCTCTCCGGCCGTGACCCTGTCACAGGCATGAGAAAATAAAACTAAAAATTACATAAGGTGATTTATCATGAAATTTACTGATGATATTAACAAGAACTTTGTTGTAAAATGGTCTAAAGCTTTGACCGACAGCAACAATGCAGTAACAAGCGGAGTATTCCATGCTCCTGCTGAAGAGTTTATTACTAAAATTGAAGATGAAGCTCAATTCATCAAAATGGTAAGATACGTTGAAATGGACGGTGAAAAAGCTGACCTTGAACAATTACGTGTTCACCCTAGATTACAGAACATGCAAAAATTGTCATCCAGCAAAGTTTTAACCCAAGACATTTTAACCGACCTTGCAGAAACTACTCCAGAATTCTTAAAAACCACTTTAACCGCAGTACCTTTAACTGCATTCACTAACATTCCAAAAGGATTCCTTAAAACCAACCTTGAAGGTGAAGCTTTCACCAGTACTTATGAAAACATTCTTGCTCCGGCAGTTGCTTTCAGTGCTGATAAAATTGCTATTTTCGGTAAACCTTTACAGAATGGTGAAACCGCTGGTAGTGGTGGTGTTCCAGCTGCTCAAGATGGTATGCTTGCAATGTCTGGTGTATTACACCAGTTAGACCAAATCGCAGCAGGCAGTCCTGCAGCAGGCAGCCCTCAAGGTAAAGGTACCAAAATCTACAGAGACAAAATTGTTCAAGGTATCCAATCATTAATCCTTGAGTTTATTGCTCAGGACGGTAAAGTATCCAATGCTCAAATTTTAGTTTCCGCTAAAACCATGGCTGCATTAAGATACGCTATCGGTAATCGTGAAACCGACGCTGGAGACCACGTGTTCTTTGATGGGGAATTACTCAGATTTGATGGTATCCCAGTTGTTGCTATGGATGCATTAAACAAACCTGAAAGAGGTTACGGTGATGTTGCAATCATCCTCGACCCATCTGCAGTTGCTTATGGTCCTGTCTTTGAGGCTGAATCTGAATCTGAATATTCTGTTGCAAGGAAATCTTACTTAACTTCAATTGACTACATGTTTGATGTAGGTATCATCTTCGCTGAAGACATTCTTTATGTCCAAGTTGGTGATACAACTCCCAGCGGTTAGAGACATAACTATTAAAGTTGTGGATGATGATGATACACCATCTGCATTAGGTAGTGTGTCCATTGAGTTAGATAGCTCAAATATTATGGGTAAACCGGATTATACCGGAACTACTGGACCAAGTGGAGGTAAAGCTACAATTGAAGATGTGGCCGATGACACTTATACTGTGAGATTAACTAAATCCGGTTACACTTATGCTGGTGGAACCATTACAGTAGATAGTAGTCATGATGACTTTGAATTAGAAATGACAGAGGATGAATAAATTTCATTATACCCCCTTTGTCATTTTATAAAATTTTTTTTTAATGGTTTGATGTACTATGTTAACTGATACAGAGATAGTCAATAATGTTCTTGTTTATCTTGATGGGTGGGAAGTAGATACTAATAATACAAGTACTGTTGAGGAATCTGCTTACATGTCTAGTGAAGAACTAGAAAAAAATGCTAACAAATATATAACAAGTACTGAAATTATGACATTTTATAATGATGTCTCTGAGGAATACAATACCACTCAACGTTTGCCCAACATCACAAATGTTGAAAAACTGTTATGCAAAATAACAGCAGGCAGATTATGGAACAAATACAACATCCTTGTCAACACCAACACAGACATGGAAGAATCAACACCTGACCGTTATGGATCTAAACTTATCCAAGAAGCTGAAAAGAAATTAAAATTTTATAACCCTCAATTAGTAGTTGGTTTAAATGAATTATAGTGATGAATTAACAACAATAATCCGTGTAACTGTCAATCCTATAAATAATACTAATTCGGAGATTGGTGCGGATATTGCTAATGAATTAACTGATAATTTAAAAAACCTACAACAAGAGGCAATGATTAGTTTAAACAATTTCTTTGATAAAGCTTTGAACAATTATATGAGTGTATTCAAAACTCGTCGAAATGTTAAATCACGATTGGAATCAAGTCCATCAATCAGCACATGGTTTATTGATGGAACCAGTCCGGAAGGATTTTATTATCCATTGGTTCTTGAAAAAGGACGTGGACCTGTATTTCCTAAAGAACGGAAAGCATTATGGTGGGAAGGATTACCTCATCCAATTCCTAGTGCTGGACCGTTTGAAGGTTATCAGTTCATGACTAAGACAAGGAATGATTTTGAAAACATGATTGACCAGGCTGTTGGAATGAGTTTAGATAATATAATAGGATAAGTGATATTTTATGGATTTGGATTGGAAAATTTACAGGGCCTTATTAGAGTCAAGTGATGATTTCATTAGTAAATGTAATATTCAGTTTATTAATGGAAGTGTTCCGTTAAATGATTCTAATGGGATTTATGTTGCTTTTGTTGGATTGGATAATGACCAATCCAGTTTTGATGGTGATGTTTATCGCAGTACCATTGACTTGTATGTGAAAACTAAGAATACTGATTATCTTGAAGGTTCAAGGTTTTTGCGTAGTGTAATGGTTAGCATAAGAAACTTATTAAGAACAAATGATGATTTGCGACCATACAATCCAATTATCAACAGTGCTCAATATGAGTATGGAGATAATTATGAGAATAAAGGTTTGCATATTGTTGTTACAGGTAAAAGCCTCAATGTCTTTGACAAGGATTATTACAGTTGCCTATGTGAAGACATTAACGATTTAGAGGTGAATGAAGAATGAAACTATTAGATGATGCTTATCAATTATTTATCAAAGCAAAAGATATTAAAGAAACTAAAAAATCAAAGGATGATTTTTTGAAAGCAAAAGGAGGTAAATAGCGATGCCTATCATAATACCTGAAATTGATGTTCATGAGGAAAAAATTGCTCCTCAAATAGATGAAACTCGTGCCGGTCGTATTTTATTCATCGGTGCTTTTGATGCTGAGAAACATCCTGCAGTCGTAGAAGGCAGTGGGACAAGTGCGGTTTATACTTTTAGTCCTCAGAACATTAACAATGAAGATGAAGCTTATGATACATTAGGTACTGATACAACTACTTATCCTGCACTTAAATGTATTGAACCTTTATTTAAAGGTGCTACCAGTTTGTTAAGTATTAACATGACTGTTGCCGGTGACACTCCGGATAAAACAATTAATGTTACTAAATTAGGTCAAGCATTGAATACTGTCTTATTAGAGAAATTTGACATTATATTCGTTGCAGATACTATTAGTGATGAATTATTAGCAGTTGTTAAAGCATTTGATGAAACAAGACATGAAGATAAAAGACCATTTGATTATGTGGGTGTTGGAACAAGAGCAAATGCAGCAGCATATACTACCAGTGCTGCTTTAATGCCAAGAAGCTGTAACTTCATCACTCAATCATTAGATGATTATAGTCTTGTTGAAACTGGTGCATTAATTGCCGGTCTTGTTGCAGGTAACATCCTGGACAAGTCATTAACTAATATGACTGTTCCTGATGTGAATGAAATTGCAACCGAATACACTTTCGGTACTGGAGACCTTGGATATACTCTTGTTGCATTAGGTTACACTGTCTTTAAAATGACTTCCAGATTAGATGGTGATGTTAAAATCGTTAATGGTAGACAATTTAACCAGTTTGACGGTTACATCAACAGGGTAACTGGTGCGATTATTAGAGATTTCAAGTTAGAAGATTACCTTGGTAATAAGAACAATAATGTCACTTTAATTGGTGTTAATGCAGAATGTGCAAGGATTAGAAACAAATACTGTAAAGCTCTTGGATTTGCAAAAACTATTGAGTATTTTGTTGAAAAAGCAAACAGTGAATGTGTTGTTATTAAATTAACTAAAATCGTATATGATGGTGTAATAACTAAAATCGATTTATACTACACTATCGAATTGGAATAAACATGGAGGAATGATTAAATGGCCGAAGGAGACAAGCAAGTACAATTTAAGTATGGTGATTTGGAATCTGAAGTGTTTAACGTTACTTCATTTTCAAGCAAATCCGAAACCGATACTACTTCCGAATCAACATTTAGCGGTACATTAACCAGTTCAACTATTACTGGTTACACTGTTGACATCGAAAGAATACAACTTGAAACCAAAGAACAGTATGATCAACTCGATACCATTATTGGTTATGCTAAAGACCAAGGTATTCAAATCACATTAATGGAAATTAAACGTCCTACTGGTGCGGAACCGTTTAGGATTATTAAGAACTTCTTTGGGTGTGTTGCAGATTCACCGGAAGTGGCGATTAAACCAGGAAATGATTTCACTACCGAGAAAATGAGTTTCAAGTGTAATGAAATGGAGAAAGATACTGAATACGTGAGATAAACCTTATTTTTTTGGTTTATCTCTAATTTTTTTTTTTAATGGATATTGAATTATATAAAATATTATTTTTTTTGAGTGGATTACTATGACTATGGAAATTGAATATGAGCAAAAGGGTATTGAAGAATTATTACTATCCGATAATAAGGAGTTTATTCCTATTAGTGTTACTTTAAAAAACAAAGGTGATTTTGTAGCATATATTACTCCTTTGAAATTTGGGGAATTGCCTAAAGAAGCGCAAAAAGGTAAAGAATATGTGATTGGTCAAAAGTTGTTATTGGAACATTTGTATGATAGTAATAAAGAACCGTTTACTTTAGCTCAATTGAAATTATTACCTGCGGGGTTAGTTGTTGAATTCATTAATGCTATTAAAGTTGTTAGTGGGTTTAATGAATCTTCTG